ACAAGTGAAAAAAAATATGAAACCATTTGAAGAATTGTTCTTTGAAGTGGGAGCTGAGATATTAAAAAATGTAAAAGGATTCATATCAGCTAATCCAAAGAAATCAGTTCAAGGTGTTGTTAAAAGATTAGATAAAGCTATTAATGTTGTAAAAAGTGGTGGTGATGTAAAAAAATTAAAAGTATTGAAACAACAATTAGATAAATTAAATGCTATTGGTGGAACTAAATCAATTGTTCCAAGTGAAGGATTGGTGTTTAAGTATAAAGGAAAAACTTATAAATTCACAGGTGCATTTGCTCCAATCAATCAAATCACAGGTTTAATTTATTTTTAGATATTTATATATACAAGATTAAGAGGTATTATGGGAAAACAAAGTAAAAATTTAGCAAAAGTTCAATCTATGTTAGATGGAACTTATGGTGGAAAAACACAGGTTGGATACTCAGATGTTGAAGAGGTAAGAAAAATTGGTGATACTTGGACTGATTCTGAGGGGTATGAATGGGAACAGAAAGATGGGTATCAAGTAAAAAAAGGTGGTAGTATGCCTGCTGTTGGTATGTTTAATCACCAATGTAAAGATTGTGGAAAAAATTGTAGTCCAAAAATGGCAAAGCCGTGGGATAGAGATGTATTTAAAGCTGATGGAAGATGTTATCATTGTCAAATGAATTACGAAATGGATTTAGAATTTGATTCAAAAATAAGGTGGTTTGCTTATAGAAGATTAAAAGATTTGAGAAATATGGAAGCCATTGAAAAAGATATGGAACAATGGGTAGAAGATATAACAAGACAGAGAAAACGAAATCCATTTGATGAAACAGTAGCTAACGCTCTAGCAAATGGTGAGGTTAGTATGCAAATAAACAAAAACAAAGCATAGGAGAAATAAAATGGAATGGATATTAGCAAATTGGGAATGGATAATGTTAGGATTTTATACATTAGAAAAAATCGTAAAACTAACACCAACCGATAAAGATGATATTATTTTTGATGTAGTATTAAAACCTGTATGGGAAAAACTACCATTTGGTAAATAATATGTTTAGTAAAATAAAAAAATATGTTATAGGATTTTTTGTTTTGTGTGGTGGAATCCTTTTTGCATTTCTATCTGGTAAAAGTGCAGGTAGAAAAGATGAGAAAGTTAAAGGATTGAAAAAACAATCTAAAAAAGTTTCTGATATATTAAAGGATAAAAAGAAATCACAGAAAGCAATTAAAAAGAGTTTAGAAAATAAGAAAAAAGCTCTTAATGATATTAAAAAGAAAAAATATAAGAAAAAGAAAGTTTCTAAAAAAGAAGCATCTGATTTCTTAAAAAACTTTAGCAAGGAGAAAAAATAATGCCACACGAACCAGGACATAATGGACAATATGTTATAAAATCAACTGGTGAACCTTACAATGGGACAGTATTAAAAACTCAATCGGGTGAATTTTTTACAACAACTACCGGTGCGATGGAAGGATATGATGGTTTTAGTATTGGAGGACAATTGTTGGTGTTAGCTTCGGAATCAATAATTGAACCTATTCAACAAGAAACCGCTGTTAGTGATGAAAATCCAGTTACGAGATTGTTTACAGCTCCAACAACACCAAGATATTATTTACCAAATGGTAATTTAGTCAGTATAGGGGCAAAATTACATCAACATCAAGATGGAACTATAATGACAGAACACACAATGGAGGGTGTTGGGACACCTGATGGTTCAGTTGTTGTAACTACTGTTCCTCCTAATGGTAGTAGAAGTAGAACAAATGGTATAAGTCAAACAAGAGGAAGAAGAACAAGAAATAGAGGAACAACAACTCCAACGAGAACAACACGAACTCAAACAACTATGAATAGAGGAACAACAACGACTCAAAGAACTTCAACTCAAAGAACTCAAAGAAGAACTCAAACATCAACTGGTGGTATGGGTGGTGGAAGAACTTCAGGAGGAGGTAGAAGTGGTTATTAAATTACTATTGATATTATTACTAAGTTTTTCATTCACGCAAGACATTTGTGAAGGAACTTGTTTTTCAGAGGAAGAAGTTCAAAATATGTATGATAACATAAAAGCTCTTGAATTTAAAAGAGAAGTATGTGAGAGTGCTTATTTGAATTTTGAAAGTCAATTAGAAGAATGTGATGAATATATAGATGAATGTGATGAACAAGCACAACTTTATGAAGAGCAAATTAAAATTAAAGATGAAATGATAAAAACAATAAAACCAAAATGGTATGAGAATAAATATCTTTGGTTCTTTGGTGGAGTTATATTCACAAGTGGTTCAGTATTTTTAGCAGGACAAATAAAGTGAGTGATTTAAAACAAGCGATACAAAGAGAATATTTAAAGTGTGCATCTGACCCTGTACATTTTATGAGAAAGTATTGTACTATTCAACATCCTACCAAAGGTAAGGTTAAGTTTGACTTATATCCTTATCAAGAAAGATGTTTGACAGAGTTCAAGGACAATAGATATAATATAATTCTTAAAGCTCGTCAATTAGGTATATCCACGTTATCAGCTGGATACTCTTTATGGTTGATGTTGTTTCACAATGATAAAAACGTATTAGTAATTGCTACAGGCAAAGAAACTGCTAAAAATCTTGTAACAAAAGTAAGAGTAATGTATGAGAATTTACCTCAATGGTTGAAGACTGGGACAGAAGAGATAAATAAATTATCATTAAGATTTAAAAATGGTTCTCAAATTAAAGCAATCGCTTCAAATGAATCAGCCGGTCGTTCAGAAGCATTATCATTATTAATAATTGATGAGGCGGCATTTATTGATAGAATTGATACTATATGGACAGCTGCTCAACAAACATTAGCGACTGGTGGTGGTTGTATTGCTTTATCAACACCTAATGGTGTAGGGAATTGGTTTCATAAACAATGGATGGGTGCTGAGGAAGGCACTAATCAATTCAATACAATTAGATTACATTGGACAGACCATCCTGAAAGAACTGAAGAATGGAGAAAAGAACAAGATAAAATTTTAGGTCCTTCACAAGCTGCACAAGAATGTGATACGGACTTTTTATCAAGTGGACAATCAGTAGTAGACCCTGCGATTCTACAATGGTATAAAGATGAAATGATTGAATCACCAATTGAAGAATTAGGAATGGATAGAGGACTTTGGGTATTTAGACAGGCTGATTACACAAAAGAATATATCGTGGTTGCTGATGTGGCTCGTGGTGATGGAACGGATTTCTCAGCTTGTCAAGTGTTTGAAGTTGAAGATATGGAACAAGTTGCAGAATATAAAGGACAATTGAGTACAACGGATTATGGAAACTTCTTAATTGAAGTTGCAACAAAATACAATGATGCTTTATTAGTAGTTGAGAACAACAACATTGGTTGGGCTACAATACAAACCATCATAGATAGAGGATATAAAAATTTATTTTACCAATCAAAAGATTTACAAGTGGTTGATGTTGAACATCAGATAAATAACAAATACAGAGCACAAGATAGAAATATGGTGCCAGGTTTTTCAACAACCACAAAAACTCGTCCATTAGTAATAGCTAAAATGGAAGAATATACAAGAGAAAAATTAGTGAAGATTCATTCAAATAGATTAATTGATGAATTGTTTGTATTTATATACAAGAGTGGAGTTTCACAATCAAAAGCAGAAGCAATGCAAGGTTACAATGACGACTTAGTTATGTCTTATTCAATAGCCCTTTGGGTTAGAGATACGGCTCTAAGATTACAGAAAGATAAAAATGACCAACAATGGGCAACAATGAACTCAATGTTGAAGTCAAATGGAAATAAATCCGAACATGCAGCAGGGTTTGGAGTAGGTTCTGTAGGACAACCACGAGAGAATCCATATGAAATGGACTTTGGTGACGAAAAAGAAGATTTAACTTGGTTAATTAAATAAGAGGTAAAAAATGGCAGACGAAAACATATTAACGAGATTAGGAAAATTATTTCAAAATCAAATCGTAGTTAGAAAAACAGATGATGGTGAAGTGAAAGTAAAAGATGTTGAATTTTCACAAACCGCTCTAACATCAAATTTTATTGATAGATATAATAGAATAGCTTCAAGTGGATATGGTAATTCATCATATGCTGCAAAACAAAATGCGAGTGCATATGATGTGGCTAGAAAAGAATTATTTAGAGATTATGAATTAATGGATGCAGACCCAATCATATCATCAGCATTGGATATTTATTGTGATGAATCTACGGTTGATAATATTGAAAACAGAATATTAAAAATTAAAACAGATAACCCAAAAGTCCATAAAATTTTACATAACTTATTTTATGATATAATGAATATTGAATTTAACCTATGGAGTTATATAAGAAATATGACGAAGTATGGTGATTTTTATTTACATTTAGATATATTGGATAAACACGGAGTTGTGAATGTAAAACCTCTTTCAGTATATGAAGTGAATAGATTAGAGGGACATGACCCAAGTAATCCTAAATTAGTTCAATTTGAAGTTCAACAATATTCAGAAACAAGAAGAAGTTCAAAACCAAATGATGTTCACGAAAATTATGAAGTAGCTCACTTCAGAAATCTTGCTGATACTAATTATCTACCTTATGGTAAGTCAATGTTGGAGGGTGCTAGAAGAGTATTTAAACAATTGACTCTTATGGAAGACGCTATGTTGATTCATAGAATGATGAGAGCGCCAGAGAAAAGAATATTCAAAGTAGACATTGGAAACATACCACCAAATGAAGTGGACAACTTTATGCAACAAATCATTGGTAAGATGAAAAAAACACCTGTGATGAATGCAAATGGTGAATATAATTTAAAATACAATATGGAATCCATTACAGAGGATTATTACTTACCTGTTCGTGGTGGAGATAGTGGAACATCAATTGATACTTTACCAGGTTTGGGTAATGATGGTGCTATTGAAGATGTGGAATACTTGAGAAACAAAATGATGGCGGCATTGAAAATACCAAAAGCATTTCTTGGGTATGATGAGAATGTAGGTAGTAAAGCAACACTTGCAGCTGAGGATGTTAGATTTGCAAGAACGATTGAAAGACTACAAAAAATCATTGTAGCTGAATTAGAGAAAATTGCTATTGTTCATTTATACACACAAGGATTTGATGATGCAGAATTGATTAATTTTGAATTAGAATTAACAAATCCATCTATGATACATCAACAAGAAAAATTAGAACTATTAACACAGAAAAAAGAAATAGCTAATGACTTGATTGAAAATAAATTATTTTCAAGACAATGGATTTATGATAACATCTTTGAATTAAACGACCAAGAAAAAGTGGATGTATTCAATGGTGTTATTGAAGATAGAAAACAAGCATTTAGAATGGAACAGATTGAAACTGAGGGAACAGACCCAGCCGAAGGTGGTGGTGAAGAACCAAGTGGTGATGATGAATTTGAAGAACAAGTCGGACAACACGGTGGTGATAGAAGAAGTGGAACTGGTAAGAAAGAATTTGGGAATGAATACTCAGCAAAAGACTTAAAAGACGCGACAAAATACGAAAGAGAACGATATGGAAAACGAGAGTTCAAGGGTAAATCACCATTGGCTATGGGTAAAGGTGGAACGATTGTTGCAAGAGAGGGTTTGTTAAATCAATTACAAGATAAGTTTGGTAAAAATTTAGACAAATCTATATTAAATGAGGAAATAATTTTAGATGAAGAAGAATAATTTAAGTTATTTAGTAAAAACATTATATTTATATATGAATAATTACATATATAGTGACCAATTAAAATGGGGACTCAAACATGCGTAAAGTTAAACATAACAAAATCCGCAATACGGGTTTATTGTTTGAATTTTTACTTAGGCAGATTACGTCTGACGTATTAAATAAAGACAATGGACAAGCGGTTAAGATTGTTAAAGAGAAATTTAATGAAAACACGGAGTTAGGTAAGGAATTAGCTCTATACAATGTGTTAATAACAAAGAAATTTAAATCAGATACAAAGGCTGACTACTTTATAAATGAAGTAATGAAAGCTAGGAATGATTTAAACAATTCGGTTCTAAGAAGAGAAAGATATAATTTAATAAAAGAAATTCAGTCTAATTACAATCTTCAAAAATTTATGTCTTCTAAAGTTCCAAATTATAAAACTTACGCATCCATTTATACTTTATTTGAATATAACAAATCTTTATCACCGGACCAAAAAACTGAGTCTTTTTTCAATATAGTTGAACATGTTACAACAGATGAAAAAAGTATTAAATTATCAGAAACTGTAAGAACACTTCCAGATGATGAAGATTTAAGAATTTTAACCTACAAAACTCTATTAGAGAAATTTAATCAAAAATATACAAAATTAAGTAAAGACCAAAAGAATTTACTTAGAGAATATATTAATAATGTATCCAATACAAATTCATTAAAAGATACTTTAAAGGCAATTGTAAAAGGATTAAAAGAAGATTTAAAGAAACATTCTAAAAATCTTAAAGATGAAGTAGTGAAAATCAAAATGACAGAAGCTATAAAATCAATTAATAAGCTTTGTGGGATTAATGATAAGTCAGATGTTGTTAAAGATTCATATGTTGTTCAAACAATGAGATATTTAGAACTATTAAAAGAGTTGAAGAAAAGTGGAAATAAAAAACAAAAAGTTATTTAAAGAGTTAGTGAAAAAACTAACTATGGAACTCTTGGATGAAGAATCTTTAGAGGAAATAACAACCACTGCAGCTGTACCAGGATATCAAACACCATATGCTTTCTCTGATGGTGGGAAGAAAGATAAAAAGAGAAAGAAAAAAATGATAAAGAAGAGTACAGGTTATGAACTTGTGAAAGAAGCTCTTAATGATAAAGATTTAAAACAGATTAATAAACTAATTAGAGATGTCGTTGGCGATATATTAAGAGATATATGGTTGAAACGAACAGCTTGGAAATAGGAGATAATAAATGGCAAAATATGTAGCAAATGGAGAAAAACAAACAGCTGGTTCACTGCCAGATAATGCATACGATTCTTTAAAATCTCCAGTAGCTTTCACTAGTATAAAATCACCAAACTATATTATAGTTACAGCTGATATATCAGCTGATTTAGGTTTGCATTTTAATCCAAATGCATTTTCTGTATCAGCTACAGCTGAAAAACCTGGTTCATCTATACTTTATTCAGGCTCTGCTGGATATGATGGATTTAATACATTGAAAGCTGGAACATATAATTTACACCCAATAGCTGTTAGCGGAAGTGCTGCTGATGTTGCAAAAATAAAATTTGTATATAAAAGTGGCTTGAGCACAGGAGGATTCTAATGAAAGAAGTAATAGTAGATTATATCCCATTTGAAATATCACCACAACAAATCAATGAATCAATGAAAAACAATAATGGAAGATTAGTTGTTAAAGGTGTATTACAAAGAGCAGAAGCTAAAAATCAAAACGGAAGAGTTTATCCAAAAGAAACCTTGATGAGAGAAGCTAAAAAATATCAAAAGGTTCAAATTGCTGAACGAAGAGCATTAGGTGAACTTGACCATCCAGATTCATCAGTTGTAAATTTAAACAATGTATCACATAATGTATTGGAAATGCATTTTGAAGAAAATGACTTAGTTGGTACGGTTGAAGTATTGGGAACACCAGCTGGTAACATTTTGAAAGAATTATTTAAATCAGGTATTAAACTTGGTATATCATCTCGTGGTTTGGGTAGTGTAAAAGAACTATCAG